CACTGCCTTCGTAAACAGCCCTGCCATAAGTCTCTTCAGAGATTGCACCAAGTAGCAAAAGCCTTTCAAGCTCTGCGACAGAGTCTTGACGCTGCTGCTCGGCGCTCGTGTATTTCTTCGTTATCTCAGCGGCGCGGGCGTATGCGTCGGCCGTGTTTTTTACTTCTTCCCGTAAAGCAGCAAACTGGTCCGCATACTGCTGAGCGCTTAACCCGCCCTTAAGCTGTTCCGCTAAATCCGTAAACTTTTGATTTAGAACGGCCTGAGCATCTGCTGCCGATTGGCTGTCTTTCGCCAGCACGTCAAACGCAGACGTGGCCTTGCTCGCCTGCTTGGCCAGATTCTCAAGCGCCCGCTCAGCCGGCGTCAGGTTTTTCACCACGCCAGAGGCGTCGGCGTTTACCTTCAGCGCGAGTGAGAGGATGGTGGCCATGGCTTACTCGGGGAACGCTAGGAGCTTTTGCAGCTCCCGCTTCATCTCGTCTGCGTGCTGGGGTGGTTTCTCAATCGGGTTGAAGTCGTCCGCTTTCGGTGCCTTGCCTTGCTGGGAGTACGGTGCGAGCACGGCACTCGTCAGCAGGCCCGTCTGCCGCCATGGATCAGGAAGAGCGTGGAAATGGCGAGTGAACGCAATCCACTCCGTGAGCTCCTGCGAATCCATGCGGCGAGACAGTTCCCTCACCGTCATTCCCAAGTGCCCCGCCAGACGAAACAGGAAACGCCTCGTCGGGCGGACGCTTAGTTTTTTGCGAGTTCCTCCACGTCAGTCTCGGTCATGTTGTTGTGCTTGAGTGCCTTCTCGAAGAGCTTCGACACGATGGCCGCAGACTTCTTCGCCAGCTGCTCGATGCCAGCCTCGTCAAAGAGACGCTCACCGCTTTCGGGATGGCACAGGCAACGGGCCAGATACTTCGTCCGGAAGTTGTCGATGCCCGTCTCTTTCTTGCCCACCCACTCCTTTTCGTAGCTGTCGCGCTCTTCAACGGTCATGACGCGAACGCCGAGCACGAGTGGCTTGCCGTCTCCGCCCTTCCATTCACGCACCGTCACCTTGAGGATCGGCAAGTCATCGGCATCAAGGATCTGCTTGGCAAGGTCTGCAACGCTGAGGCTCATAGTTTCTCCTAGCCCTGGACTCGTAGCGTGACTGCGTAGCGCGTCACGTCATTGACCACGCCAGCCATGGTGAACTTCTCAAGCACTGCCGTGCCGCGATAAGCAAGCCCGCCACCAGCAATGGTGACGAGCGAGCGCTTGCCGTAGTTGGCAGTGGAGATGTTCGCCGTGGTTAGGCACTTAATCTCTATAGTGCCAATGTCAAGCGTCCACGTACTGCCGCGAGCCAATGGAAGAGCACCACCGTGCGTTACGGATATTTCCGTAACCTCACCGAAGTTCACGCTGTTCCACGTAGCCGTAACGCCCGCTGAGTAGCCAGCCATGACGGGCCTCCGTCACGGACTAGCTACGGGCAATACGGATGGTGGCCTGGCCTCGGATCGCGTCCTGCGTCGCCAGCGTGAGCGTGGACGAGTTGACGGTGCCAGCACGGCTCAGAAGCGACGTACCGCCAACCGTGATGGCCAGGGTGCCAGTTTCCTTGTCAGCAATGATCGTCTTGCCGATGTAGTCAAACTGAACGGTCTGCCCGGTGTCGCCAGAGGCAGCGCCGGCCAGCGGCAGGTCAAGCGTCTTGGCAGTCTCGCCAGCCGTCTGGCCAAGGTGCGAAACGGCAATCTTGTCCTCGGTGGCAGTCGGGTCCGTCATGCTGACCACGATGTTGGTGACCGTGTACGTGGTGCTCTTCCACGTCAGGACTGTGCCAGCACCATCATGCGGAGTTTCAAAGGCCATCTGCTAAGTCTCCTGCCAGAGGATTGAGAAAGATTGCGTCACCTGATACACGGGCGGCAAGTCACCGCCAGCGAGTTGCACGAAGCCGTCAGACTCAGTTTCGAGGCTCACGTTTCGAACGCTTACGTAGTCTGTCACCTGCCCGCCCCATCCATCCAGAACTGAACGGATTCTGTCGGCGGCCTCGCGGGCCTCTTCGTACGTGGTCGAGAACACGTCCACAGCCAACTGAACAGACGTGGCACCTGTCGGGCCTGAGAGCCCTTGCGAGCGGCTGACGCCCGTGCGTCGCCATGTGGCAAACGGCAGGGACGCAGACGCCGGTGCGATCACGGGCCAGATGCGCTGGCCAAGGATCATGGCCACGGCAGGATCTGCAACGAGTGCTCGAGCAGCTGCCTGCTCTGGTGACTTCAGCACGGCTATCCTCCGGCCTGGATGGTGGCACCGGTGACGCTGCCGGTGCTGGTGTACGTGAGCGCCTCTAGGGCACGCTCTAGCGAAATCCGCAGTTCAGACGTGAGCCGCTCAGCCACCTTGCCCTGGTACTCACGCCACGTCTTTTGCAGCGGCGGCTCACCGCTGCCGCCAGGATTCATGGCAGGAATGACGATGGGCGTCTTGGACTTTCGGAAAAACGCCTTGGGGTAGGCAGGGTCTGTCTGCACTCGCCCGTCAGTTCCTTTGGCCATCGTGAACGGGCCAAGCTTGTTGTAGGACGATGCGATGTAGGCGTTCTGCCCTTTGACTTCGTGGGATTGGATGCTGACAACTTTGCCAGACTTCATCGTTCTCTGGTGAGCCTTCCGCTGGTAGGGCTTGTTTGAGAGCTTGGCGATAACTCGCTGCTTGGTGCCGAACTCAAGCCACCATTGATGAAACGCACGGTCAGGGCCAGTCTGCACCGTGCCGCCGGCAGCACTGCTGGACTTCCCAACGCCAGCACGGTTGTAGCCAATCAGGCCCACAGCCACGCCGCTGTTCTTGTACTTCACGATCTTCATATTCACGGCACGCTTGAGATTGCCAGTAGGCCCTACTGGCGTGTTCTCTCGCAGCCGCAGCTTTGCCGGTTCCAGCGCCTTCTCCAAAGCATCGCCAAGAGTCTCGGCAAGCCCTTGGTTGTCAAAGACTTTGCCGAGCGACTCCTGCAGCCGCAGAAGCTCGGACGTGTCAAGCGAAAGGTTGACGCCAGCAACGGCCATCTATGCGGCCTCCTGGCAGACGAGCTCGTGCTCGCTACGGTTCCCGTGCTCAAGCAGGCTGACGATCTCCAGCGTGCGGCCACGCCAGACGATCCGCATGGATTGCGTCAGCCCGTCAAGCCACCGCATGCGGACGCGGTGCGAAACCTCAATCTGCTGCTGCCCGTACTGCAGAAGCTCGCGGGAAGAGACGCCTTCTACGCTGGCCCAGCGTTCAGCAAACGTGGCCCATGAGAGCACGGTTTCGCCAAGAGCGTTCCGAGATTCGGACGCCTGCTGCACCGTCACACGTTCACGTAGTTCGCCAGCGCGGATCATTCGCCGTAGACCACAATAGTGTAGGTACCAGTGCCGGAGCCTGACCGAAGCGACAAGTTGTATGCGTTCGTGGGGTTTGATACTGCTGCCTGCCCCGCACGTGAGCGCAAAAGCATGTCCACGACGTTAGAGTCATCCACGCTTTGTAGGGACCGAGCGTTGATTCCACTCCACGAAAATGCAATTCGCTGGGGCGTGGCGAACTGAACAGGTTGCCCGCTCGCGTCAACGTAGACGTTGTCAATCTCAATTGTCTTTTGCGCGGTTCCGGCGGTGCCGGTGACGATTGCGACCGCGCCTGCTGGATATTCGGTGGTGGACTGCAGGCTCACCACTTTGAGCGATGCCGTGCCGTCCTTATCGTGGAACAGCACGTCTACGTTGATGCGTCCTTCGATGCTCATTGGTAGCTGCCCCATTTCTGTGACGAGAGAAGCGATTCAACAGCAAACTCAAGCGGCTTGCTGATGCTGCCCACGAGCACCGTGCTGCGGCTTTCGTACCAGTGGCCAACCAGCATCAGGCAGGCGTGGCGAATGGCGGCAGGCACGCTTGAGCCAGCGGCCCCGTAGCCGGCCCACCACGTCACGCTGATGGCGTTGTCATCCATCAGGTGCGGCGGCCACGTCTGGCCGTACAAAGTCTTTACCGCCCCTGGCGTGCTGCTGCGGTCCACGCGGTAGCTGGCCGTGGAGTAGGTGGCCGTCGTGCCGTTCTCGTAGGTGAACGTAAGGGCCACTGCTGTGGTCGTGCCGGCCGTCGCCATGGGCGGCCGTGGTAGCTCGATGTCGTGAGTGCCGTCTGGCGGAAACGAATCAAACCGCATCACCCACTGCGTATTGACCAGCGTGCGGTCTAGGTACTGCTCACACCACTCGCGGGCTGCCGTGATCAGCGTGCCGATGTAGGCGTCATCGCCACTGGTATCAACCCGCAGATGGGCCTTGGCTTCCGCGAGCGTGACGGGCTCAACGGCTGGCGGCGTCTGTCGAGTCAGGCTTCGATACTGCACGGCGGCCTCTCCTCTTCGGCGTGGCGTCTGCGGTTTCTACGTCGTGCTCAAGGGCAGCCGTTTCGATCAGCGTCGGCTGGTTGTCTTCTACAGCGACACGCTGAGCGAGCAGCTGCGTGGTGATCCCGCCAGGAAGCTCAGCCACTTGCCCCTTGCGGTAACCACGCCACGCGCGGGTAAACATGATTTTCGGCATCAGCCCACACTCCATGCAGATTCTGGCGGCTTGCCCGTGTTCGTGAACTCAGTAGTCCACTGAAAAACAGGGGCAGTAAGGTTCTTGCCGGGCCACGTCACGACGTACTCACCGTGGCCCAAAACAACACGCGGCGAGACGAAGACGCGGTTGCCGCTGTCTCGCCAGGTTTTCCAAAACGCAATGTCAGAATCAATTCTGCCGTCACCCCACGAGCCTTGCGGGTCTGGCTTGCTCCAGAACCACGGCTTCTTTGTTCGCTTAAGAGCCGCCGTGCTGATGACGGTACAGCCGAAATGGGCGGTATCCACTTCCTGCACGGGCTCGGCAAACCATTCCTTTGGCACCTGCGTGTGCCCATCATCTGGCGGATTGTCCAGCGTGCCTTTAAGCGTCAGCATCGGGCGGCCGTCTTCACGCTTGGTCTGCATGCCAGTGATGGCGTCGCACTGAAACGTCATGGCCATCGCGAACAGCTGCTCAACGTCCTGCTTGGTGAAAAACGTGTCGTAGTCGATGGCGAGGAGGTACTCGCACGAGTCAATGAACTGCTCCATCACGCGGGTATTTACTTGATCCCAGAACGCACCCGTTCCCATGGTGGGGCGAATGCCGAGCGGCATCAGGGCCTGGGCCCAGGCGAAGTGGTTGGCCGTAAACGAGAGCCGTGGCATGGAGAGCACGGCTTCCACTCGGATGTCAACTTCGGTGCCACCTACCTTGACGAGCATGGTGCCTCAAAGAAAGAGAGCGGGCGGCCCCGTCGTGGAAGCCGCCCGCTCAAGATTGCACACTCGTCAAGCCGTCAGGCTCACGCACCAACGAGGCCGATCATCGGGCCGGCCACGGTGTCGGTGCCCAGGTTTGCATGGGTGATTGCAACCCTCGCAACTGCGCGGATCACCGTCTGGTCGCTGAGGAAGTTCACCTGATCGCTGCTGGCGATCTCGATGGCCTGGCGGATGCCGTAGTAGGAGCTGTTGGCCATGTTGCCGTACAGCGCCATGATGGCACCCGTCGAGTCCGCACCGGCCGGCAGGCGGTCGGTGAGGACCACTTCCGAGCCGAGGAACGTCGGACCCATGCCCTGCGACAGACCCACCGACCCGCCCTGGGCGAGGTCGAGGTTCTGCATGCACGCCGCGAAGAAGAACGGCGAGCAGAACCACTTGGCACCGGCACGTGAGTGCTGCGGAACCCTGGCCATCATGGCCAGCAGGTTGGCCTTGGTCACCTCGTCGGGCGTGTCACCGGCAGCCGTCACGAGCGAGGCGGCATAGGTGGCAGCAGACGCCGCCAGCAGGCCACCCGTGTAGGTCGTGACGAGCCCGGCAACCGCTGGGGCGTTGCTGGGGTTGCCGCTCCACGCAGCCTCTTCCACGGCGTTGCTGAGCGTCAGGGCGAGCTCGGCAGCGATCCAGTCGGCGATCGACACGATGGAGTCCTGCAGGAGCTCGCTCGCAATCGTCACCGCGCCCGTGACCTTCTTCGCCGTCAGCGTGACCTGGTTCGAGGTCGGGTCGCTGGCAGTGATGGCAGCGTTCTCGTTGATCCAGTACGCGGTCGCACCGGCCGTCCGTCGCGGGAACAGCAGCACGTCGCTCGGCATGACCACGTTGGTGGCGTTTTGCGCAAACGCGGAGTACTGGTCAACTAAGCGAATCACGGCCGATGACAACGAATCCGGCACGAATGCAGATCCGGTCGTAGCGCCGGTCGAGCCCTGGGCACGAGCCTCAACGCCGTGGTCATGGCACCACCGCTTCGCGTCGGCGTCGCCGCTCTTAGCCTTGAACCACATGCCCACCGAGTAGGCGTCCTTGGCGTTCTCAAACGCACGGAGCCGGCCCGAGAACGGAACCGCTTCGATGCGGGTCTTGTCGCTACGCTCTTCGGTCACTTCGGGGGCCGGCGTGCAGCGGTCAACCACGCTGCGGAGATTCTTGGCCGACTCAGCCACCGACTTCTCAAAGTCGATCCGCTTGGCCAGCTTGCCGGCCTCGGTGTTCATCGCCTCGAGTTCAAGATCACGCTCGGCAATCTTGTCGGCATCGGTGCTCTCGATCGCACGCACGGCGTCGATACGGTTGGCGAGGTTAACGGCCTCGTCCTGCAGTTTCTTGAGGTTGTCCACGTGGTATATCTCCGCCGGCGGTATTGCCGATGGATTCCACTGTGCCTCTAGCGTGCCGGCCTCTTGCAGAACCGGACTTCCGAATGTGTTGTTTTTACAAACACCACGCCGCGAGCGCCGCACCTTGGGCAGCGCAAATACTGCTGACGCTCTTCGCCGCAAGGGCGAGAAGAACGGCACCGCAACTTCTCGCCGCAGGTGCAGCGGGCCTCAGACATTCTTCAGCCTTAAGGTGGCAGCCCAGGCGGCGGCGACGCCCCGCAAGGCCGAACGCGAACTAACCGCCCGAACTGCCGGCTCTTCGGCGGACTGCGATGCAATCCATGCCTCGTAGGAACGCATGGCGACGCTGGCAGACGTTGACGGGGAC